CGCACTAAGAATTTCTAAATTTTTAAAAGACGATCCAAGAGGTAAAGCGTTCTTAACAAAGCAGGTCTTATTACAGAAGTCTAATCCAAGAATAGAGACTCAATATACTTATCAAACAAGAGACAACCTAGCTGACCAGATTTATACTGGCACTGTTCCAAATACGTGGGTATATAATGCAACCGGCGCAAATACTTTGTATTCTGTGGCAACAGCGGGTACAGGCACCCATGGAAATAGAGCCGGATTAAACGCGTTCCAACCAGGCCAAAAATTCTACGCAGATACTGTAGGAGCACAAGCACTACCAAGCAATAACGGAAAGACGAATAGATTGGTGGCTTTTTACAAAACTAAAATGGTTTCTACTTTAACGAATTCAGCACTAGCAGATGTAACTTTATACAACGATTTAGGCTTCTCTTTAAATAGAAATATTTTATTCGATTACTTACAAGGGCCTGGTTCTACATACGGTACCGGAAAAACAGTCATTAGAAGATTTGTTGATTCTACAAAATTATCGAATCAATTTACATTGACTTACGATAAATTAATGGATCCGAATAGAAAAGCTACAAAATTTGGAGTTCCTGTTATTTCTGACTTTAGATTGGATGTGACTAATACAGCACAAAAATCAAGAGCTTGGAATTACACCACAGATAGCATAGAGAATAAATTAAATACGGGAAATCCTGGATACATAGTAAAATTTTTAAAAGGCAATTTAAATGGTGTCGATAAATTAAATGCGTCAGCAGCAAAATTTTTTAATAATAGCACATCACCATGGGACAATGCTACAGAAAATAAAGATATCATTAAATTTGCATTCGAAGCAATTTCAAACGATAATCCTAGTAGATCTCAAGCGCTAGTATTTAGAGCATTTTTAGGAAGCATAACAGACAATCACTCAGCTGAATTAAACTCTTTCAAATATTTGGGTAGAGGAGAAAATTTTAGAACTTATCAAGGATTCGATAGATCAATATCTTTTAGTTTTAAAATATTTTCACAATCATCAGCTGAATTAAAGCCGTTGTATCAAAAATTAAACGATCTAATCAGTCAAGTTTATCCTGATTATAGTCCAACTACCTCAATTATGAGAGCGCCTATAGTTAGATTAACAATAGGCGATTACATATACAGAACCCCAGGATTTTTAGAAAGCGTAAATGTCTCTATAGATGGTCAAGCGACTTGGGAAATAAACGATGTGGCTGCAGAAAATAAACCTCAACTACCACATCTAGTTGAAGTAAGCATATCGTTCAAACCAATTATGGATATTTTACCAAGAAGAAGAACAGAAACTGAAGTGCCAGCATTGATAGCAAATAATAATGTTGTACAAAATGCGACTAATTATACTTCTATTACTCAAAAAATAGAACAACAAAGACAAGAAGATATTAATACTGCTCAAACAAAAATAAACGAAGAGAATAAAGTATACCAAGCTTTATTAGATTTCAATACTCAGCAATTACGAGAGTCGTTAAAAAATCCTCCAATTATACAAGAACCAATAGACTTCGATTACGTTCCTCAAACTGGATAATAAATAAAAAATGCCTTACAGATACCAAAATATAAACGTAATTAAATACAATGCAACAGGTAGTCAATACTATGTAAATAATGTATATCCAGACATCGCTGTGACTGAAAATGATACTTACGTAATAAGCACTCTTGGAGATAGACTAGATCTATTAGCAAACGATTTTTATGGAGACGTTACCTTATGGTGGATCATAGCTTCAGCAAATGCATTACCAGGAGATTCTTTGTATCCACCCGTTGGAATGCAACTAAGAATTCCCAATGACGTTCAATCGGTAATTAATCAATACAAGATAGTAAACTCAAAAAGATAATATGGCAGGTTCTGATAATAAGATATCCAATATAATAGGCACTGCTATCCCTAATTGGTTACTTAAACAATTGCAAACTAGAAGTGCTAAAGGACTCCAACTCCAAAGAGACAATGCAAATTTGGAGTATCTTTCTAACAAAACTGCATGGGTAAGGTTAGTGTCTTCTGTTAATTTAGAGGCACAAGAAGATATACGTTACTTCTCTGATCTTATTGGTTATCCTTTGTCAAATCCTGACTCTTTAGCAAAAGATTTCGTGTTACAAGGAGGAACTTCAGTATACACAAAAATTCAAAACGGCGCAACTTCTTATACGCCAAGACAAGGTTTCAAAGAGACCTACTCTATGTTGGGAGAAAAAGAAGTAAATAAGTACGGATATCGCCCAATGCCAGGTTTAACAAGAGTTAGTATTGAAACTCAAGGTAAATTGGGATCTATAAGAATGGCCACAATAGAATTCAAAGTTTGGGACAAAGATCAGTTGGACGTAATGGACGCTTTGTATTTCAAATTAGGTTTTACAATGTACTTAGAATGGGGTAACACATATTACTATCCAACTACTTTAACTGGAGATGGTGCATTATCTTCTACAGAATTATTTTCTTTAGATCCATTTTCTAATGGACTTGTAAAAGAACAAATTCAATTACACATTGGCGAAAAAAGAAGAGAATCAGAAGGTAACTACGACGGCATGCTGGGCATGGTAGTCAACTTTAGTTTTTCTTACAATCAAGACGGCGGATACGATTGTACTTTGAAAATGGCAGGTTTAGGAACGCTAGCAGAAAGTATTAAGATTAACCACCCTTTAAATCTTCCAGATATATTACAACAACAAGTCAACGACTTAAATAATATCTATAAAAAGATTGAAGCAGTAAAGGAAGCTACCGTAAAAGCAGAGCAGGCTAAAAAAGATAGCGAAATAAAGGCTAAAGAAGACGAGGCTAAAAAGAAATTATTAAATTATGATAGTTTAATTGCTGATTTAGATCCAAAAAATGCGTCTTCTAAAGCAAGCGAAGCATGGGGTGATACTATATCGAATAGCACATTTGCAAAATATGCTGTTTCTCCTAGTGATTTAAAAACCAATTCTACCTCAGCAGAAAGTTACGCTGACTGGAAAAAATATGATTACGCTACTGACGATGCAATCTACTTAAAAAAATACGGACTAGCTTTTAATAAAAACACAATTAATGATGATATAGATAGCATTACTCTAAATTATGATTACATAAAAAATAACGTTTTTTCTAATCAATCGCCTGATCAATTAGTTTCCGATATGGCAAGATTTGGCGATACTTTTTTACAGTATGGCCAATTATATTTTTCTAAGAATAGTTACTACGCATCAGACAAATATAAAACAGGTCTATACCCTCAAACTTTTGAAATTAAAATAGACTTCTCTCAAAATAATGGAGTTAAGTATAACAATGATTCAAAAAGTAACATAGCAAAGCATGTATTTGAATTTTTAACTACTGGAGAAATTAACTACGGCTCTTATAAAATGCTTTTAGACAGCAGTAAAAAAGTGGTTTTAAATACTAGACAGAGTCAATTATTACCTGACGACAGAAAATCACCGGATGGTTGGGTTGGAGGATCATATAAAATAACTCAAATAATTAACGGAGAATCAAGCCCTAGTTATGATAGAGCTAATCGTACTGATATCGGCCTTAGCGGATATTATTTGACTTTACATTACAATCTTACAATACCCACTACTACAAGTAAAGACGGAACTAAAAACGTGGGCGGCACTTTAGTAGATAGCGTAGACAAATCTGATGGTACTACCACTTTACCAGTATACGTTAAAATAACAGATAGCGCTTTAATAGATAAAATATTAGCAAATAGAAAATTAGAAATTACAGCTCAATATTTTGATTATCTTAAAAACATAAACAGTCAAAATACAAATGCAGAAACTACTACGGCAGATTCTAAGCCCGCGCAAGGTTCAGATCCATCTCAAACATCGCCTTCTTCAAATACGCAATCTTCTTTGGAGTGTATTCTAAGAACAATACAAGTGTACTCTCTTGTAGACGCTATTAAAAAAGCTAACAATGCATTGGATATTGGATTGGTTCCACAAAAAGTAGATTTAACGACTAGTTTAGCATCTCAAATTTTTAGCGCAGGAATATTCAAATCGTTTATACAAAACTTAATAGACGATAAAATAGACGCTTCTGTTACCATACAAAGATTTGCGAAGTACGGATTTAACGCTTCTTTATTGGCTGGTAGAGAATCAGTAGACATGTTGCCTCCAGTAAACTATAAAGAATTACTAACATCTTATGTAGTTCCTTATAAAATAAATCAAAATTTACAAGACGGCAGTCAGCTAAATCATCCTGTCTATATACAATTTGGTTTGTTATTAATGATTCTTAATGATACTTGTTTACTTTACGATAAAAAGATTGGCGCTACAGATAACACAAGCACCACACCCATAATGTATTTGGATTTCAATCCAGAAACAAACTTCTGTTTGAGTAATCCAAGTCAATTATCTGTTGACGGATTATCTTTCCTAATTCCATTCGAGGGTCAATTTTCAGATTACGTTAAATTGTTTAATCCCGCTGTATTAAACTCTAGTAACGAAATTTTGGCAACAAAAGAAAATAAAGCGGTAACCAAGCTATTTAATCCAGCTTCTTCTAAAGACATTTTCTTGAATAAAATTCCTAAGTTTAAATTTACAAACAGTGGAGATTCAACAGATGCGCATAGAGGTAAAGTTATGAATGTATTGGTAAGTATTGATTATTTATTTGGTATAATAAAACAGTATCTTTCTCAAGACGCTTCTAATAGTTTATATTTAAAAGCTTTAATAGATCAAATATTAAGCGATATGAATAAAACTTTAGGTAGTTTTAATGCATTTAGATTGTATTACGACGATTCAGCAAACACTTTACAAGTAGTAGACGATCAATTGGTGCCAGGTAAGACTAACGAAACTTTAATTAGTAAAACAGGAACTACAGATTTACCTTTGTATGGCGTCGCATCTATAGCAAAAACTTTAGAATTAAAAACTGATCTATCAACAAGAGTAAATAATCTTTTGGCCATATCTGCAAATGCTGATCAGAAAAAACAAGCTTCAAATTCAGTAGACGCAAGTCCTGTAGGAGCTATAAATAATTTTTATTACGATAGATACATAAATAACCGAACTGGATTAACTGACGAAAAAACTCCTGCAAACAACGATACAGAAAAAGAATCTGCAATAAAATTCAATAGCAACGTAGAACAGTTTTACGGTACAGACAAACCGTCTACCGAAAATGTAAATCACGCTACTAACTATTTTATTCAAAGAATGGCTACTAATAAGAATGAAAGTTTTCCTACTCGCGCAGCAGCAATGATTCCAGTATCTGTTAATTTTTCTACAGACGGAATATCTGGATTTGGAATTACTCAAGGATTCACAATACCACAGCAGCTACTTCCTTACACATATAGCGCAAGAGCTGTAAAAGTTGATAAGAACGGAAAACAGGAACTAGACGCTTTACACAAAGTTGGATTTATAACTACTGGAATAAACCATATTATAGAAAATAATCAATGGACCACTTCTATAAAAGGTAGCATGATCTATTTAAAAAATAGATCTGATTTTAATGGAGAGCTCAATAAGAGTCAAGACAAAGGTGGAGTTGCGGTACCGGGTGCAGGAGACGCAATAGATATCATAGGAGGAACTGGTACTTCTAGTTCTAAAGGATCTAAATCTGCAAGAGGAACTGGAAACGCCACGAATAATGCTACTTCTACATCTGCATATCTTTTTGGAACTAGTAAAAGTTTTGGAGATTCCGTATCTCAAAAAGCGCATGGAGCTAGAGACGCTTCTCAAAAAGGTCAATGGCAAAGTGAAAATGCGTGGGATCTATTTGTACCTGCTTATACTCCAGTATATGCATTATTTGATGGAACTATATCAGGCATAAACTTCTACGAAGTGGTTCCATATATTTGGGGATATAGATTCACATTGAATGGCTCTAAAACAAATTCATGGTATACTCACTTAGATAGCGTTGTAGCCAAAGATGGTCAATCAGTTAAAAAAGGAGATTTATTGGGTTACGTAGGCCGGCCTCCAAGACCAGATTATGCATGGGATACTCACTTACACATTGCTTTAAAAGACGGTGTATTATCTACTTACTTAGATTCAACAGGTAAATTACTATGATAAAATATTATCCATCATTCAAGGTCAAGACGAATTTAAAAACTACCGGAAATGAATACGCTTTAAATGGTATTCCTTACAAAGGAGATTACTATGCTACTTACGATAACAAAGTATACAGCGGAGCAGATCCAATTGTCGGACCAAGCGAAGAGTTAGTACCGATAGCTTCTTACGCAAAAAATTCTACTTACTTAGCAGAACAAATACTATCTCCAGAATTAAAAGATTTATTGGCTAGACAAACTAATCTTACTAAACACACTGGAAAAGAACCACTTTCTTATTTTCCAAAACCTACACAATCTGATTACGATAAAGGTTATATTATAAGATACTTCATTAAAAAGATAAACAGTAAAGGATTCGTTACAGAAATATCTCCTCAAGAATACGATGACTTTGTGAATGGAACTGTTTCTTACGATGTGTCTTTCTATTTGGTGGAAGACATATTTTGGAAGTTAACCGGAAATTTAAACACAAAAAGATATTCCCAGTACGATATACGAGAGGGAATTATAGATACAAACAAAAGATTAATAGAAGCGGCTAATGTTAAGTTCATAGGATTGGTAGAGTTCATAGGTGGTGAGTACGCTAAATTTGCAAGACCCACTTCGTAGATTAATTTAATACAATCGATTGGATTGGTTATATTTAGTTCAAATTAAAAGGTTATGTATTTCATTGTAGAAAGTTTGTCGCAATTCGGCAACCTTGATATTAAAGACGAGTGTTTCGTACAGCTTATACCGGGCAACGATAGAGTTCATCCAAAGTTGACGTATCCAAGTTTGCTGTACTACCACGATGGAGAAAAGGGCTATATATTTCCTTTCAAACATTCAGAAAGCTTTTACTTGGATTTTAAAATGGTTCAAGAGTTTTTAAAGCTACACAAAAAAGTATACCTATTAGACAAGAAGTTTCACTCTTACTTCTTAGATTTACCTAACGCTATAGATCTACACTTCGTTAATCTAGATCAAACCAACGAATTTAACCAGTTCGATTGTGATACCAATTTACACCACGATTTTTACTCACGTTATGGGCAGCTTCCCATCACAAACGAATTAATACCTATATCGAAGCACTACGAAAGGTGCCAATG